GCCGTTGGCTACGGGGCAGAGGAGTAACACCGAAATCGTCGCCAAAAAAGAGCGGCAACCGATCGATTCCGCTCCAAAGGCCTGTTTCGCCAACAAGATTTCAGGACGACAGAACGATGCAAACGACCCATGCGATTGTTAACGTGAAGCCTCGTTGCGGCGCGGTGAGCGCAAGGCGGCCACGATGAGTGCCGAGCCGCTGTCGGCCCTGGCGCTGTGGGTCGCCAAGATCGCCGGCGCCGTCGCGGGGTCGGCCATCTCGGTCGCCTATCTGTTGCCGCACGGGCGGCGCGAGGCAGCGTCGCGATTTCTCATAGGGATTGTCACCGGCGTCGTCTTCGGCCCGCCAGCCGGGCTGATGCTGGCCGAGCATCTGGGGCTCGACGAGACCTTGAGCGCGATGGAGCTGGTGCTGATGGGGTCGGCCTCGGCCAGCCGTTGCGCCTGGTGGGCGCTCGGCATTCTCGCGCGCTTCGCGGAAGGGCTGTTCAGCGTCCGGGACAAGGCGCCATGGAGGGACCGATGACCTACGAACAGGCGTCGATCGAACTCGTCGGACCCGACGCTTCCGGTCGTCTGCGGGGCTACGCCGCGATCTTCGGTGACGCGGACCTTGCGGGGGACGTCATCGAGCCCGGCGCCTTTACCGGATCCGTCGTGACGCGCGGCTCCTCGGGCATTCGCATGCTCTGGCAGCATGATCCCGGCCGCCCCGTCGGAACCTGGACACTGATCAGGGAAGACCGGACGGGGCTCTATGTCGAAGGCCGGCTCGCGCTTCGCACGCAAGCTGGCCACGAGGCGGCCGAACTGATCGCCGCCGGGGCGCTGGACGGGCTATCGATCGGCTTCAAGACCAAGCTCGCGCGGCGGGCGGTCGGACCGATCCGCCGACGCCTCGTCACCATCGACCTGTGGGAGATCTCTCTGGTGACCTTTCCGATGCAGGAACGCGCACGGCTCATGGCCGGGTCGATCTGGCCCGGCCGGAAACGGCGGGCTGTGGCCGCCTGAGCGCCGATCGCGACGCGACAGTCCGCTGACCATCCATCCCAAGCAGAACGGAGAACCGCATGAGCGACATTTCCAACGCCGCGCCGGAGACGAAGGCGCACGGCCCCGAGGCGGGTTCGGCTTTCCATGACTTCATGGAGGCCTTCGAGAGCTTCCGGGAAGCCAATGACGAACGCCTCGGCGATATCGAGAAGCGCATGAGCGCCGACGTCATCACCGAGGAAAAGGTCGACCGCATCAACAAGGCGCTCGAAGAGCAGGAGCGGCGCTTCGAGCGGTTGGTGCTGAAGGAGACCCGCCCGGCGCTCGGCGGTTTGGAGCGCCGGCAGAACGCCGGTCCGAGCGAGCATAAGCAGGCCTTCGAGCGCTATGTCCGCGCCGGTGACGAACAGGGCATGCGCCGGATCGAGGAAAAGGCGATGTCGAGCCTGACCGGAGCCGACGGCGGCTTCCTGGTGCCCGACGAGACGGAAACCGAGATCGGCCGGCGCCTCGCGGCGATCTCGCCGATCCGCTCCATCGCCACGGTGCGCACGGTCTCCGCCGCGGTCCTGAAGAAGCCCTTCGCGATCTCCGGGGCGCAGACCGGCTGGGTGGGCGAAGCCGACGCCCGGCCGCAGACGACGGCGCCGCAGCTCGCCGAACTCACCTTTCCGACCATGGAACTCTACGCCATGCCGGCGGCGACGAACGCGCTGCTCGATGACGCGGCGGTCGATATCGACCGGTGGATCGGCGAGGAGGTCGAACAGGCCTTTGCGGCCCAGGAGGGCACCGCTTTCGTCAATGGCGACGGCATAGCCAAGCCGAAGGGCTTCATGACCTATCCAACGGTAGCAGAAAGCGCCTGGGCGTGGGGTTCGATCGGCACCGTCGCCACCGGCGCTGCCGGCGGTTTCGCGGCCAGCGGGGCGGCGGACGCAGTGCTCGATCTCGTCTATGCGCTGAAGGCCGGCTATCGGCAGAACGCCAGCTTCGTCATGAACCGGCGCACGCAAGCGGCCGTGCGCAAGCTGAAGGACGCCGACGGCACCTATCTGTGGCAACCGCCGACCGGCGCCGGCGCACGGGCAACGTTGATGGGCTTCCCGATGGTCGAGGCGGAAGACATGCCCGACATCGCGACGGGCGCGAAGGCGATCGCTTTCGGTGATTTCGGCCGGTTCTACCTCGTCGTCGACCGGCAGGGGGTGCGGGTGCTGCGCGATCCTTACTCGGCCAAGCCCTACGTCCTCTTCTATACGACCAAGCGCGTCGGCGGCGGCATCCAGGACTTCGACGCCGCCAAGTTCCTCGACTTCTCCCTCTAACCGTCCCCCCGACAGTGCCGGCCGGGCAGGGCTCTTGCCCGGCCGTTTCCTTTTCCGGAGACGATGATGACGATGATCGACCTTGGCGGTGGCGTCGAGCCGATGACGGCCGCCGATATCAAGATCTGGGCCAGGATCGACCGTGCGGACGAGGACGGGCTGATCGCGAATCTGATCCGCGCCGCCCGCGAAACCATCGAGGTGACCACCGGTCTCGTTCTGGCGCGGCGAACGTTTCGGCTGGCGCTCGACCCGGTTCCGAGCGATGGATGGGTCGAAGTCCGGCTGAGCCCGATCGTCGGCGTCACGTCGATCACTGCCTATGGAGCGGACGGCACGCCGACCGTCTTCGGCGCCTCCGAGGCGGTCGTCGAGCGCGTTCTCGGGATCGAGGCGATCCGGCTGTCGCCAGCGGTGAGGATGGCGGCGGTGAACGGCGTGGAGGTCGAGTTCGAGGCGGGGTTCGCGGTCGGCATGGTTCCGGAGAACCTGCTTCTGGCGCTGCGAACCATCGTGGCGGCGTCGTATGAGTTGCGGGCCGCTGTCGATCCTTCCCAACAGCCGGCCGTCCTTCCTCCGCTGGCCCGCTCGCTGCTCGCCCCCTATCGCAGAGTCCGAATCTGATGGCGCCGCTGTTTCTCGACCCGGCGCTGCTGCGCAAGCGCGCGGTTCTGGAAACCGCCGATCTTACGCCGGATGGCGCCGGCGGCGCGTCGACCACATGGCGGGAGCTTCGCGAGCTCTCGGTGCATGTCGAGCCGGTCTCGGTGGTCGCTCGCGAGCGCTTCGATCAGCATGAGGTGGTGGTGACCCATCGGGTGATCTGCCGCTGGACGACCGACGTCGAGCGCGGTCGCGCGTTTCGCCTGGGCACGCGCCGCCTCGCTATCCTTTCGGTGCATGATCCGGACGAGACCGGGCGGTTTCTGGTGTGCCGCTGCGCGGAGGAACGCTGATGCGTATCGAAGCGCGGCTCAAGCGCCTTCGTCTCGGCGCGGCCGCCCATCGCGTGATTGGCGCGGCGCTGGGCAAGGTGCGGCGTACGGGTGGAGAAGCGAGGATTCAATCTCTGCCTTCAACATCGCGAATCCTTAACATTCCCGAGGCATGGTCGATGCTACACGCCGAAGTGTCCGGCAGAACGCTACAAGGCGGGAACGGCGACGCAGAAGCCCCGTTAACGACTCACGACGAGGTTACGAAAATTTAAACCAAACGGTCACGAGCGCCCCTGACAGGAAGGTGCTACACTCCATATATCAACCTGTCAGAAAACGTGAGCGAGGATTTCTGGCCATGGCACATCCCAGCGCTGAATTGCAGACGACGATCTTCCAGACACTGACCTCGGACCAGGCCCTGACGACCCTGCTCGGCGGGCCGAAAGTGTTCGACCGCCGTCCGGAACGAGCGAGTTTTCCCTATCTGACGTTCGGCCGAACGGCGGTCGTCGATTGGTCCACAGGGACCGAGGATGGGGCGGAGCATATCTTGACCCTGCATGTCTGGGCGAAGGGCGGCGGCAAGCGCGAGACCTATGAAATCATGGACAAGGTCGCGAGCAAGCTGAACGACGCGACCCTGCCGCTGGAAGGGCACCATCTGGTCAACCTCCAGCTGCAGTTCGCGGAGGCCCGGCAAGAGCCGGACGCGCCGACCTACCACGGCATCCTGCGGTTCCGGGCGGTGACCGAACCGCTGGCCTGATCGCGGGGGCCTATCTGAGATAGCGGCGAGCGCCGCTTCGACATCGATGAAATCAAATCATGGGCGGTCCTTCGGGGCCGCCTTTTTTGTTGGCCGGCTCGCCGGCCGCGCGGGAAAGGACAACGCGACATGGCCGCCCAGAAAGGCAAGGACCTGCTTCTCAAGGTCGACGACAATGGCGACGGCAGCTTCACGACGGTAGCGGGGCTTCGAACGCGGCGGATCGCGTTCAACGCCGAAAGCGTCGACATCACCGACACCGAGAGCGCCGGGCGCTGGCGCGAGCTGCTTGGCGGCGCCGGGGTGCAGCGCGCCGCGCTGTCGGGGGCGGGCATCTTCAAGGATGCCGCCTCGGACGCCGCGCTTAGGCAGATATTCTTCGACGGTCGTGTCGCACCGTTTCAGGCGGTGATTCCGGATTTTGGCACGATCACCGGGCCCTTCCAGGTGACGGCGCTGGAATATGCCGGCGAGCACAATGGCGAGGTCACCTTCGAGGCGACGCTGGAGTCTGCCGGCGCGCTGACCTTCGCGGTGCTGTGAGGATGGCGGTCAACCGGCGGCGGGGCGAAGTCTCCGCAATCATCGACGGGCGTGAGCGCACGCTCTGCCTGACCCTCGGCGCGCTCGCCGAACTCGAAGACGCCTTTGCCTCGGACAATCTGGCGGCGCTCGCCGAACGCTTCGGCGGCGGGCGGCTCTCGGCGCGCGACCTGATGCGCATTCTCGCCGCCGGATTGCGCGGGGCCGGGACGGATGCCAGCGAAGCCGACGTCGCCGCGATGCAAGTCGATGGCGGGGTCGCCGGGGCGGCGACCGTGGCGGCGGCGCTGCTTTCGGCCGCTTTCGGACAGCCGGAGGAGGCGAGCGAGGCACCCGCAAACCCTTGAGCGCCGTGCCGGTAGCGCAAGGGGCCTCCGGCACGGCTTTCCCTTGGCAGGAAGCGATGGAGGCAGGGCTCGGGCTGCTGCGGCTTTCGCCCCAATCCTTCTGGGTGATGACGCCGCGCGAGCTGGCCGCCGCGCTGGCGCCCCTGACCGCGACCGGCGGCGCGATACCGCCGCAACGGGCCGATCTGGCCGCGCTGATGCGGCGCTTCCCCGACTGGGGCACATCACAAGCATAGAGGTGAACGGATGGAACCGGACGAGACGTTGAACGTCGCGATCGTGGCGGACACAAGCGGCTTCGAGCGGGCGATGGGCGATCTGACTCAAAGGGCGAACGCCTTCGGCTCGGCGATCACCTCCGCGCTGAAGGGAGCCGTCACCGGCGGCCGATCCTTCGACAGCGTGCTGCGCCAGCTCGGGCAGCGCATTTCCACCATCGCGCTCGACGCGGCGCTGCGGCCGCTGACCAACATCGCGTCGAGCTTCATCGGCAAGGCGGTCGGCGGATTGACCGGTGCCCTGACGGCTTCAACCCCGACGGGCATTCTGCCCTTTGCCAAGGGCGGCGTCGTCGCGGCGCCAAGCTATTTTCCGGCCGGCGGCAAGCTCGGCCTGATGGGCGAGGCGGGGGCGGAGGCGATTCTGCCGCTGAAGCGCGGCGCCGACGGAACCCTGGGTGTCGCGACACCGGCGGGCGGGGGACCGTCGATCGTTTTCAATGTCACGACGCCGGACGCGGCGAGCTTCAAGCGCTCGGAGGCGCAG